GTTTGGTTTGAAACCGAAGCATTCGTTGAATATGTTCGTCTATTTGGTTTCAATTTGTTCAAAGTCAAAGACTATCGTGTTGCGAAGCAAAATAACTTTGAATTAACATATCATTCATATCTATTACAGAAACACAATAACTTTTTTACACGATTGATAACATGTCCAATATGCTTTACAACATGGTTATCTTTGGTGCTAGGATGGTATTTTTTGGAAAATGAATGGGATTTTACCATTGTATTTGCATCATCACTGGCACTATACCATATTTATAGAAAAATATCATCATGGTAATAACAAATGTAACGGAATTTTTCTATTTCTTGAACAACAACGGATTTGCGGGTTTACATCCAGTTTTTGGGCAATTTGTAAACTGCATAAACGACTTCAATGGAATATGTAATTGTGAAGGAAAAAAAAGAAGTGAAAAACTATCCACATGTTATTCACTATACAATACATCTTCTCAAATATTGCCTTCGTTTAAAAGTCAATTATTTGCAAAGTTTCCATCTGAAGCGTATGTTCAAATATCCAACAACGGAACAGTATTGAATACTATATCTAGATGATTGTATCCAAACACTTGTTGACCACCTCTTTGAGATAGTCACATTCTTTCAAATTAATTGCATTGTTTGATGTTGATGATACATCACTCCATTCTACTGTATAGTCTGCCAAACCCTTTATAAGAGGGTCATTGACTCGTTCATGGTCATTTGGGGGTTCAGTATACTTTCTGGTGTCATCTGCTAAAACTGTATATTTGCTTATATGCACCAATTTGCCACCCAATTCTTTTTGAACCCAGTGTACTTCGTCTTTGGGATATTGAACATATCGTATATCTGATACGAACACTATATCACTTGGATCTTTTTCTATTTCTTTATATAACAATGAGGTCCAATAGCGACCTTGTGTTTGTTTTCGTTTTACACCACCATACCAGACCAAAAATTCACGAAAAATATTTTTATCCTCAGTTTTTTCACTGAATACATTCAGATTCAATTTTTCCTTGACAAACTGATCACAATCATTTTTAAGAAAGTAAGCAAGTGCATATTGTTTTGCACTATATCCTCGTTTATTTAGTTCTTGTATTGCGATATCACAAAACAGATTTTTACCAACTCTGGCTAAACCTGATACACCAATGATTTTTTTTGCTTTTATGTCACTCATCTTTTAATAATTTGTCAATCTCCTTGTCAGTTTTTCCATATTTGGAACACGTACTAACAAGGTATTCTATACCAGCTTGATCTTTGAATAGAATTTTACAATAATCTCTTGCTTCATCTTTACCTATTTGTAGGTGAGACGACAATAAATCTACCAAATCCTTATTTGTTTTGGATTTTGTAGATTTAATCCATTTACAAAACTTGCGTCCGTGAGGAACCAAGTCACAACAAGTTTTATAAAATTGTTTATTTGGAATTACTTCCATAAACTGAGACAGATATGCGATAGATTCAATACTATCTGAATCCATGCTCAATCCAATCAAAAGTGTATATTTACTAAAATCCCGTTTTTCTTTTTCAGTCAATTGATCATAATATGATTCGGATTTATTTTCACGAATATGATTGATGTGATCAAATAGAGTCTTACTCTTCGTCGTTAAGGTGTTGTTCTCTTTGTTCAATGTCGTCAAGTCGTTGTTGGACTGTTCGGACTTTTTCTTTTTCGGGACTTTTGCCATTTGATTTCAATTTATTGATTCTGTTACGAATCGCCTTGACTACTAATGATATATCCTTTTGATTTTTATACAAAGATTTTATCTCATCAGATAGTTTTACAGTTCTTTCATCCAGAACATCCAACATTTCTTCCGATTTTTTAATCTTGTATAGGCAAAATAGTGCCAGTAGTGTAAATACTACTGGCACTACAGGGGTATATAACAAAGATATTCCACAAACAATTGTCAATATTACTATTTCAATAAGCATTTTCAGTTTCGTCAGTAGAATCAAATGTCTTCTTTTTACTATCGTAATCAGAAAACTTCTGTTTCTTGTTCTTATTTTCTTTTTTGGAAGAACTTTTTGAATTCTTTCTAAATTCAGAGTCTCTTCTATATGTTTTTCCCATATACTTTTGACAATTGTTTGTGTTTATCTATTTTTATCGCTTACCAGCCGCCTTCTTGGTTGAACCAATGACCCGTGAAAGTGCATTCACTTGACGACCATTGAGTTCAATTCGCTTGTCACCTTCAACGATAACCAACTTGGTAGCACGCTTGGTACTAGCAAATGGAACGACGATGTGAGCACGCACACCTTGGACGGAAGTTTTAGCAAACGCGGTACGCTTCTTATTATTTGTAACAATCATATGTTTTCTTTTTTTGTTTTTTTGTTTTAAGTTAGCTTTATTACTAACACAAAATCATCATATACTACTATAACCCAATCGTCAACATGTTTATTTATTATAATTTGTATTCAGTTTCAAACTTTTCAATAGCATAGTCTTTCGCTTTAAATTCAAATTCAAAATCAATATCATTAATATTATTTTTATATTCAACTGGCAATTCGCGAACGTAATCAGCGTGTGCTCTTGGATTTTTATTGTCAGTGGCATTGTCACTAAAATGAAATAATGGACGATATTTTCCCCATGTACTAATGGCAAGTTTTAATGCTTCCGTAGTAGACAATTTGCCTGGGTTACAACGAAAATGGAGATTGTCGTAAGTGATTGGAATGCCCGTGTTTGAATAAATCAAGTCATACAACTGTTCTACCTTCCAACTATTTGGCTTGTCTTCATTTTCGAGTACTAACCGAGATTTTACATTGATAGGTAAATTGTTGTATACATCAATAAAACGTTTAGCAATTTCTTTGATATCACCTTTATAAGAATTCATATGAATATTGATGGGTGCATCATACGATTGAGGCAATTCCATCAGATCCATCATGTCACCATGAACAATCAATTCTTCCACTGATTTTTTAGAAACATTTGGATTTGCACTAGCAGGCACAACAAATTGATCTGGGTGAGTACTGCATCGCATATTGTATTTTTTGATAACATCCGCACACAATTTGAATTCACGTTTGATGATGTCAAAATTATAATTATTTGCCATACTCAGATTTGCATATGGTAGAGTTTGAAGTGGCATCATACCGCTACTAATTCTATAATTCCATTTTTTGGAAGCACAAAATTCTAGAGTTTTTCGCGTTACGACCACATTGTTAAGAGTGCGATCTGCAACAATGCGTTCTGCGCTTTTTCGCTCCAATGCAAGAAACCGGGTTCTGGTCATGGTATTGGCGCGAATACCACTTTCTTGTAATTTTAAACTCATGCAACATAGTGATTTTTTCATTGAGTACATCATACACCACTGTTTAAAATAAGTCAAATGTTTTAACCAAAAAATTCGTCACTGGATTTCCAATCATTATCTGATTGCAATTCTGTTGTGTCTAAATCTCCCTGTTTTCTGAACACTAAAATGTATTCGTGTGTCTTGGCAGTTATTCTTTTTGATGCACATTTTCCGGCTTGAAGTGGTGCAAACGGACTATTATTTTTGATAATAACAGTATCATGGGATATCATATTATTATTTTTAAATAAATTGATGCTGTCGTTGGAAAATTGTTTGAATCCGGTTGCATCTCTATAGTCTGCCACTATCCAACAACAAAATCCTCCCGGCTTTAAGACTCTGTGGATATTACCGATACATTCATTTATTTTTTTAAGAAAATCATCATAATTTCTAATATCACTTAATTGATTTTCTGTTGATTCATATTTTTCAATGTTGCCATATGGCGGACACGTCATTACCAAATGTGCAAAATTATCATCTGTATTTGCCAATTTACATCCATCTGATAAAAACAAAGTTGGATCAACTGCACATTTTTTATAATGATCAACACTTCTTTGATATGTCTTTGGGGAAATTTCGTAACCGTAATATTTTCTATTTAATTTGGATGATATAATCGCTCTAGTAGCTCTTCCGGCAAAAGGATCTACCACAATTGAATTTTTTAGACTCCAATATCTCAATACAAATTCACATACAGCAGAACTAAACTCGCTCATTCCAAGTCCAGGTAAATATTCGGCATCTTCGCTACGTCTTAACTCTGTTTCGTCTTGATCAAAATAAGCAAAATCCCACTCTTTTTGATTTTGGAATTCCATTATACTCAATGGAAGAATTTTAAATTGATCTTTTACTCTTACGTTGACATCAAATGGAAGCAATTGTTTGTATTGTTTTGTCATTTTTATGGATATTATGTCTTACGAAGAACCAATTTAAATTTAATAGTCAATTCGTTTTTAGTAGATTTAACTTCTTTGATTTCCCACTTTTCTTTTAAATCGTCAAGATACATGTTTCTTCCATCATCAACATATTCCAATGGAAGTTCCATATCATACAATTCTGTTTCTTTGTATACCAAAAACTTTTTCTTAAATTTATCCAAATATAGTATAATAATATCTTTCATTTTTGTAATCTTATGAGTTTGTAAAGTCCGTTATCATATATATTGACATCAAGCTCAAATCCTCCTTGATCTAAGAGTTATCTTCAAAAGAAAAGGTGTCGTATAATTTGATATACGACACCTTTTTATTACTAATTTTTTGTTTCTTAGGCATTAACCTTTTCGGATTTGGTTGATACTGATATTTCCGAGGTTTCGGTTTGAGAAGCCGTAGAATCTGCCTTGATGTTAACAACATTGACCAGATAACGATCGTGCAGATTAACTTGTGCATTCTTGGCGGCGTCCAATGCCTTTGAAGAAACTGGATTCATCGCAAATGCGATTGTTGGCCGACCCTTGCCTCCGGGAATAGTTCCGAGTGCCGAAATAAGTCCTTCGTCAAGAGCCGTTTTTAGACGAACTCGTAGTGTAATTTCCTTAAAATCACTATTGTCTGCATTTATCGTCTTGACGGTGAAGAACGAATCTGCACTTGGCCATTTAACCACTTGATTGGTCTTGTTTTTACGGTCCGTCTTTTTCATTGTATTACTCATATTATTTTCCTTTTTATTTTTTGTTTATATTTAACCGACATCTTAAATTTAACACACTCAAAGAGTTATGTCAATCTTTTTGTAAAAACATTTTATTGATTGTTTTCACAATGTCAAAAATGTTTTTAATATTAACAAATGATGCACCGTTTCCATACATCATTTTAAATGTATCGCGACTTTTATTATCCATTTCAATGTGTTGTTTATCAAACATATAAGATGACTCACACGGTTCCTTAATAAAATAACTTAAAATTTTATATCCACGATCACGAATTTTATAAACTTGTTGTCTGGTGTGAGCGGCGGCGGCGGCACCCGAATAACAAATAGAATTGTCGTTTATATCTGAGTAATTCATAAACGGCTGGCCATCGCTGAAATTTAGAAAATAAAAATCTTCTTCCGTTGATACCGGCAATTCATTCATGATTGATTCATAACAAAGTCCCTCGGGAGTACACCCAGCTGGTTGAATATATTTAAATAAATTCTTTACTTTACTGATTTTATCTGTATTGGAATCATATGCAATTACTACATATGGAAGTTCAATTCCCTTGCCCGCACTGACTGTTGTTCTGAAACTCACACTTGCTCGTAGATTATCAATCATTGACGCGGCTTTACAAATAGCAACTACAGCCGTCATAGTTGACAACCATTTTCCACCCTTCATACTGGAACTTGCATCTACGCTGATATGTATATATGACTTGTTGTATTTATCCACATCCATTGAATAGAAAATGTTCTCGTTTTCAAAACTCAATTCAGACAAAATTCGTTTATCCACCCGTCCAGATGGTTTGCGCATATACTTTGTAGTATTACTTTCATTTCGTAATTGTAATTTTCTTCCCAAAACGGTGCCCTTGATAATTCCCAAATTGACGGCATTGGTAATATTTTCATGTGCCATTGGCGTATGTTTCAGTGGATCCTTAATTGTTAATGGAAATAATTCACTGCTAAGTAGTTCATAATTCATTTTCTTGACAACAACACAATCTACACTGTGAGAACCATCGGCTTTAATATATGTAGATCCTACAGTTGACAATGTAATACCCGATTTATCAATGGAATCTAAAATAGATTTTTCTTTGGCAGAAACTTTCTTCTTTTTAATTTTTCCATCCAAAAAATTCTTTTGCTTTTCAAGTGCATTTTTAATCTTGTTAAGTTTACTATCAGAGACATTGGCATCATTTCCAATATCGTCTTTTACGGTATCTTCCTTAGATGAAGCAACTTGATTTGTATCACCCCCAATAATGTCGTCAATAGATTCATTCTGATCATTTGATTCATTCTGATCATTTGAATCATTCAATTTTTCGGTTGATTTTTCTTTTGAATTTGATTGTGGTTGTGGTGAATCCGATTTTGATGCATTAGATTGATGTTCGGTTATATTCTTTAATATGACTTCACACACCTCATATGCAATTGATAATCTGTCTTTGGGAGTTGTCAGCCTATCAATTTTTGATAAATTTATAAGTTTTGCAATATCACGAAGACCCGGCAAAGCCTCAAGATCGGTATTAACATTGTTGAAATTGATGATGCGAGATTCGTAACTTGTAATGCTAGGAGTTCTGTATAATTGACTCTTCAACATTTCGTCAATTTTACCACTGTGGAAATATGTGTCATACAATGCAGTATAATAACCACGATAACCAGGGGCGTTTTTGTATACAAAATTATCAATATAACGATCCTCAATATAATTAAGAATATGTTTTACAAAAATATGAATATCTTCTTTTGAAATTTGAAGTTTCTCTGCGTGTTTATACACAGTACTAGGAACCCTTTGCCAAATAGTCTTGAAAATATCAAAATCGGACAATATAACATGACTACCTTCATGTAAGGCAAGTCCTACCGCAGTATCAAAATCTTCCTTTTTTACAATATCGGACGAAATATAAACAGACTTTCCATCTGTAGAATTATCACCTCCGTCATTGAAAAATACAGGAATATTCTTATTAGTCAAAATATGAACAAAGTTACTAATAGCTCTACGAGCCATAGACAACTTGATTAAATTTGTATGGATGGCATTTTGCTTATCAACGTCATCAAATTCAAAATCTTCTAACCAGTAATCACTGTATGTTATATCCATATCTTTAGATTAGAATGGGGGTTGACTATCCAGCGGATCGTTAATTAGAGTATTGGGAGAGGTAGTTGGAATATACTTTTGAACAACCTGTTTCATATAGGTTCGTTCACTGTCAACTCCACCGTCATTCATAAAATTGGGATAAATTGCAGTTTCTGCGATTTCGGTCAAATCAAATCCATCCAGAATGAGTTCGCTTATTTCAACCGTAGAACGAGTCGGAATAAAATTGGTAATCTTACTATCTTCATTCTTAATTTGTTCACGGGTAAGATTTGCAATTTCACATACATTAGATAGAAGCTTCAATGAAGGTTCATCGGTGATAGAGAATCGTGATTTTAAATATTCAAATTCAGTTTTAAAATCCATCGGAGTCATTTCAATCTTGATGGGAAACCGACTCATTAGTGCCCTGTCCATGACTCGGGTAGAAGTGTATTCGTTTCCAATGTTAGCAGTTCCAATAAAACAAACTCCGGGAGCTACCTTGACCACTTCACTGTCTTGTTTTTCATCCAAGCGCAAATAACGTTGCAAATCATCCAATACAGTCATCAAGACATTCCATGCATCGTGATGTGCCCGACTCATTTCATCAAGAAGAATTACCGAATTTGGAGTTTTGATTGCCTTGACAAAGGTAGATTCACTGAAATACGTTCCTGTTTCTTTGTTGTAATGGGTGTTGCCGATGAGTGATGCGCGTGCATCCTGTGTGGCTCCCAAATTAAAATAAAAGTACGGACGATTCAATGCCTTGGCAACAGATTGTGCAGCCAATGTCTTGCCACATCCAGTAGGACCAACAATCAAAATGTTCTTTCCACGATACACGGATCTTACCAAATACTTCCATTTGGTGTTGTCAATTACAAGTTCCGCTGGCTTGATTGTATGACTCTCTTTGATTAGAGATTTAATGTCTATATTCTTGATGTTTGTGTTCTTCATGTTCTTGGTGGGATCGTGTCCTTGAAACCACTTTACATCACTTTCTCTAAACGTCAAACAAAAAAACCGTCAAAGTAAATTGACGGTTTGATTTTAAATTTAAATTAATCTTTTTTTGGTCTACCTTTTGCTTTGAATTGTTTTTGTTTAATCACAATTTTATCATCTTTTTGTTTTGGATACTTGTAATCTACAAATTTACCCACATTTCGTCTGCCATCTGCATTTGCATCCTTAACACTGTGGTCTGCTTGTTTCTTTATTTTTTCAACCGATTTCATTGGAGACGTTGGTAGATCATCCTTGTTTTCAACTGCGTCTTTTACCTTTTCGTCCGTTTCTTGTGGTTTGTCAAGATTTTTCTTTCCGTCTTTGTCTACTGAATTTGCCGCGCACTTTTCCCACTTCTTTTGTCCAAAATCAGGTCCATTTTCCTTGAGAGTTTCAGTTACATACTTGGTTAACTCTTCAAAATTTAAATTAAATTTCTTGGTTCTGTCGGTTTTATTTTTGAAATAAGTTACATCAAAACTGTCGTCGGTCATTGGGTGAATGCTAAAATAGTGAGGATCACAGTCACATACGTTGTATCTCTTGTTGTCGTCATAAACAACTTTGGCGTCCTTGTTTGCCTTGGAAACTTCCTCTGCCAATTCTTCCATCTTGGCCTCCAATGATGGTTGTTTACTGAATTTCATCGGTTTTAATGTCTCATTCACTATTTCTTTTATTACATTAACGAGTTTTACTTCGGAAATACATTCACGAATGAGGTTTCTCAATTGTTTTTTTGTCATATGCTATATAAATATAATCAAAAATATAAATTATCCATGTTATTTTCAATTGTTATTTGTTGAATTTCCTCGGAATATTCTGCCATCTTTGGATACGGCAAAATTGGATGTTTAAGCGATTTAGTAAGTTTTTTGTTTTCTATTTTATTGGAAATGAACTTAATATATCTATGTTTACCCGATTCTTTCTTTCTATAAAACGTTTTTCCTATCTTTATTTTTAATTTATCAACTCCGTGACTTCCCCACTCAGAATATACACTTCTACTGTGTATCCACTTATAATTGGGGGGGCCGGTTAAACTAACACTATAATTGGGCATCAAAGCAATATCTACATAATTGTCTCCTTGATACAAAAATCCAGTTGCCTGATAGATTTTACCAACATGCCCCGCTTCACTGTCGGCGTAACTCAATATACATTTAATTTTCGGATAATCCTTGTTTATACAACGAAAAGATTCAGCAATACAATAACTCTCAATATTCTTACCATAACCATCTTCAATCCAAAGCCGAGTCAATTCATATACATTATCGTTGGTTATTTGTTGACTGATACTAGTGCTACAATTTCTACCAACTGAATTACCATACACTAAAACTCCAATCAATTTGGAATTGAATCCACCAAAAAATGTGCTTTCAGTGTATTCTTTGTAATATACACCGTATGCAACACTACAACTAGTCCATTTGTGGGTATAATGGTTCTTTTCTATTAATTGCCTAGCAATTTTCTTGTCAATAGATTTTAAATATACTAAACTTTTATCAAAATAAAATTGTTCTACCATAACAACTGATGTTATCACCGCGTAATGAATCAGTCAACAATCTTTATAGTTCCCATGTAACCATTATTATCGGTGGATTTGTTAGCAATACAATAGACATTATATATTTTACCGTCTCTGTCAACCATTCTAAATAGATTTTCAGAATCTCTGCTGTCAGCCACACACTCTTCCCAATATTCACTTGTTTGTTCACGATCATCTGGATGGATCGCATTCTTCCATCCGTGTCCCAAAAAGTACTTATTGTCTCTTTTTAACCAATCACAATACTTTTTATTCACCCAAACACATTTACCATCATTATCGCTCTCAAATACAATTATTTCCTCGTTATCCAATATCCAACGCTGTCTATCAAAAATCCGACCAGTTAAAAGTGTATTTTCAGACAATTGTGCGTCCATTTTATTAATCTTATCTTTGATACTAGATCCATGGTTTGGAGTCAATTCTTCCAATATATGGTTTATTTTATTATGCATATCCTTCCTCTCAGTTATCTCTTTTGAGACAACTCTAAAGAGTTTATATGCCACGGTTAATAAACTACCGAATGCCAATATTATCTGTGCAATAGTTGACATTTCGTGTTTGGATAAAGATGCGGGTTCCATATGTAATGTTAATAAATATAATAAAAGACACCAAAAACGGTGTCTTTTATAAGAAAATGTAAATTATTTATTTACAACTTAAATCCATCAAATGCGTCGTCTCTAATTGTGTTATCCACACCTTTTACATAACTACTCAATTCGGTTTCTTGAGGAGCAACTTGTAATTTCTTACTATCGTAATAACTATCTAACCAACCGGCAAGTGGATTGGTCTTGGCATTTGGATACAGTTTCTTGTAACCAATACTGGTCAATCTGTTATTAGCGAGCCATTCAACATAGTGTTTTAGGCTTTCTGAGGTCAACCCCACAAGATTGCCCTTACTGAATAGATAATCAGCCCAATCCTTTTCGGCTTCTACCGCAATTTCATAGGCTCTATATACCTTATCTTCGTTCTTTTTAACAATTTCTTGAAATCCTTCGTCCGCATTGTTAATCCAATTCTTCATGATGTTTTGAGTGATAGCAACATGAAGATTTTCGTCGCGGGAAATAAACTTTATAATTTTACTATTGCCTTCCATCTTTCCACGATAACCAAAATAGAAACTACAAGCAAATGATACATAGAAAATTAATCCTTCAGTAATTTGAGTTGCCAATACCGCATCAAATAATTGTTGTTTGATATCATCTGATGGTGTCAACAATTCATCATATTTTTTACTAATTGCATTGGCTCGCTTTACAATCTCCTTGTCTTCAAGGATACTATCAAAGAACTTGGTAGCGTCCGGATAAACATTATTAAGAATATACGTGTAACTATTACTGTGAATTGTTTCAAAGAAACTCCAAGTATTCATGCAAATTTCCAATTCGGAATTAGTAACATGCTTCATGAGTTCGTGAATACTTCGGCTCAACATACTGTCAGTCATGGTTTGAAACTTGAGATTGCTGTCAAATACAAACCTTTCTTCTTCTGTTAGATTTTTGAAATCGCTGATGTCTTTGACCAATGACACTTCCTGTGGTCTCCAAAAGAAGTTTAATTGTTGATCATACAGATCATAGAACTTAGGATACCTTATTTTATCATATCGTTGCAATGATAAATCCTCACCCAAAAACATTGGGTTTCGTAATTGATCTACGTTCTTTTTATTCAATACAGTTTTCATAATTTTAAATAGCACATGCACCACTAACACAATCCGATTCTTCAATGACCGGTTGTTTTAACTCAATTGATGTATCCATAGCTGTCTGTTTATCGCCGTCATCTGTATTAGCATAATATAGTGTTTTTAATCCGTATTTATATGCCGTCAAAATATCTCTAATTATAGTTTCAATGGGCACTTTATTATCTTTATATCTGGACGGTACGTAGTATGTATTTGTTGATATCGCCATGTCAATAAATTTCTGCATAGCGGCTACGTTTTTTAGTTGTCCATCATTGTCCGGCATATCAAATGCCAATGTATAATCGTCTTTATATTTTTCAATATTTGGTACAACTACCGGCAAAATATTTGCCTTTGACCCCTTAAATGAAATGAGAGATCTGGGTGGCTCTATACCATTGGTTGAATTAGAAATAACAGCAGACGATTCACATGGCATTTGTGCCATCAATGTAGAATTTCTCATGCCATATTTCTTTATATCAATTCGTAAACTCTCCCAATCCATATGCAATGGTTCCGTCACAAACGAGTCAATTTCTTTTTTATATGTATCTATTGGCAATATTCCATTACTATACTTGGTTTCATTAAACTTTTCACACGGACCAAGTTCTTTAGCGAGTTGTATACTGGCTTTAATCAGATAATAACTAATTTTTTCAATTTGAGTTGAAATGTAATTTGGAGATTTATTATCATGATATTTCAATCCTTCTTTAGCTAAACACGCGGCTAAATTTGTGATGCCAATACCCAAACTGCGTCGTTTTTTTGCAAAATTACTTGCAGCCTTTACAAAATAATTTTGATAATCTATCAATGCGTCCAACATTCTTACTGCAATATCACACGATTTCTCTAAATCTTTATCATCCTTTATGTTTAAAAGATTCAAAGCTGCCAAAATACACACACCAATTTCTCCTTCATCATCATTCAAATCTTTGATAGGAATCAACGGATGTATTATTTCAGTACACAAATTTGTTGTATCTACATGTGCATTCCAAGTTCCATGTTCATTTGCATGATCAACAAACATTATATATATTCTACCCGTTTCAAATCTTTCTTTTGCTAACAAAAACATCAATTCTTTAGCGGGGATTTTTTTCTTAAATTTGATATTTTTATTCGCCTCTGCCTTTTCATATAATTCTTTAAAATTTGGCAATCCAAAATTATTCCACAAACTTGGACATTCATGGTAACTAAACAATGTTATATCTTCATTTTTAATGAATCTTTCCAGAATCAATTTATCTAGCCCAATACAGTAATCTAATTTTCTAACTCGGTTGTCGTCTGTACCGGCATTGTTTTTTAATACCAAAATATCCAAAATATCATAATGAAACCATGCAAAATTCGTGGTTCCACCTCCACCTCGTAATCCGTTCTGGTGGCATGATTTTACCGTGCTTTCATACATTTTTAAAAACGGAATTGGACCAGTATGAAGCAATTGTCCATTTTTTACAGGAGAATTAGTAGCTCTCAATCTGGATGGATTTATTCCAATTCCATATCTACTAGCCGTAGCCAATCCTATAGCCGAATTATTAGCAAAAATGCTTAATAATGAATCATCAATTGAAAATAATGCACACGAAGCATAACTTTTCATGATTGTTCTGACTCCTGCCATAACAGGAGTAGGTAAATTGATTTTGTGTTTACTAAACGCATTGTAAGCATTTCGTATATATTCAAGCCGATTTTCTGTATATCCGGCAAATAACGTCATCGCAATCAACATATATGCAAATTGCGGGGTTTCGTATATTTGTTTGGTATTTCTATTTTGGACTAAGTATTTATCACACAATTGTTTGATTCCAGCATATGAAAATTCAAAATCTCTGTCGTGTTTAAGAAACTCATCAATTTTATTGAATTCGTCAGATGTGTACCAATTTAATATTTCATCGTTATATGAAAAATTTGCTATATTTTTACTTACAAGATCATATAGTTTGGGTGCGTTTTTTCCACCCCAAACCTTTTTACGAAGCTGATAGTTCAGTAGTCTGGATGCAACATATTGATAATTTGGCTTATCTTCACTGATTAGATTTGATGCTGCTTCAATAAGCATACTATGAATGTCAGTTGATGTCATTCCATCAAAGAATGACAGATGTGCATTCATTGCTACTTCTTCAAAACTAACATTTTTTATGTTTTCCGTTGACCACTGTAGTATTTTGTTGATTTTATCAGCATTAAACTTTTCAACTTTTCCCGTGCGCTTTTTAATAAAAATTTCTTTATTCATAAACTGTTTTTTGTATAAGATAATTATCAACTAAAATTGGTATTAATGTCAAAAATATTTTTTAAAATTTCACTTTTTTTCATCTTTTCCAATTTTAGTTGATATATCATTATTCTGAATCTTCCACGTTCATGTGAGAATTCCATTTTCCGCTCATCATTTTCTTAACAACGTTTTCTCCTTGATTCATTTCATTCAATACACTCATACCTTCTCTGCTATTCTCAGAGAAAATTTGAATGTCACCACAACCAGCATTCATTTTGCTTGGGAAGGTTTGTCCATCAGGTCCAAACCGATTCTTAATAATATGAATACGAGCGGTGTTACTGACCTTATCTTGAACCTTGCGACTCAGACTCATGACGAAATCCGCAGTCATAATCTTACGATACGAATCTGAAATATTGTTTGCCTGAATAATATCTTCATCCATAGCTGCACGATTACTCTGTGATGCAGTCCAAATTGGAATTTGCATTTCTCCTGCTACTCCCCGCAATTCTTCATAAATACCACCAGCTTCACTATAACTGTTGCTGTTACGGTCACTTTGTGATGGACGTAGAATGTCTGCGTAATCCACTATGATTAGATCAATCTTGGTTCCAAGTGTCTGAATTCGTTCCGCATGAAGTTTCAAACTATGAGCGGATACCGTCTTGATTGGAAAATATTTGATAATCAATTTTCCGGAAACTTCGGCAATTTTCTTCTTGACTATATCTACATTGGATCGGATATTTTGGAAATCAATTCCAGTAAAACATGCGTCATAACGAAGACCGACATAATTTTCATTCAACTCCAATGTATAGTGAAGAACGTTTTTTCCTTGCTTCATTGCTTCTGCACCAAGTTTTGCCAAAATCCAACTTTTTCCACTACCTGCGCAGGCAGTAATGACTCCCAATTCTCCACCAGAAAGTCCACCATCCATAATCGTGTCAATTTCTGCCCAATTAGTTTTGACGGTGTTACGAGCCATCATGCTCATGCGTTTCTCAATATCAATATCATATTCATGACCGATATTTCTTTCCATACCAGCCTTCATTGCTACGTCAACTACATTCTTAATTTTATCATATTGACCATTCTTTAAATGATCAACACTCTCCATAATAGCATTTTTAAGCTTTTGATTTTTACAAAATTCAAGAAATTGTTCTTTGATGAACTTTAAATCACTATCAGTGATTTTTTGATAAACCAATCGCAATTGATCTACCACGGTCTGTTTTAGCATATCATTTTCAATGCTATCCACCTTCACTTTAAAAACTGCAAGGGTTGGTAGTTCTTTGTATCCTAAGAAATAACTCAATGTTTCTTTAACAATGAATTGATGGGCATCAGTCTCAAATGACCCAGGTTCAATTATATCACTAACACGTTCTATAAATGTCTTGTCACTCACAAGTGCGCTAATGCACTTGGTTTGAAAGTCTGCACCAAATTTCTTCAGATTATCCACGATGTATTTTTCACTCATATTTTATAAATCTACTACTGTTTGTATAAACCAACGGCTGTTTGTATAACTCAATGCTATATCCGATTGACGAATTTGCAAAGATTTTTTACACCACGAACGAATTTACTTTACCGAAGACCTCTTGAATCCAGACCATACTGTTGGGAAAGTTATTTTGCATACCATCTTCCATCAACAATTTTCCAAAGTTAAATTTATCCAATTTTTGTAATGGTTTTTCCATTATTTCATTGATTCTTAATTGACTGAATGTTTGAATTTGTGTGTCATGTAATTGCATCAATTCATGATTACGTTCCATTGTAGATTTATTATCTAAAATAGTATTATACAATTTATACTTACCTTTGTGAGTATCACTATAATTGTATATTTCTTGTAAAGAATATTGTTTTTCTTCTGTAAGTATAGGAAAACATTTCAATATGGTTTTTAGACCTGCTCCTTGTATTCCATCAATATTGTCACTAGTATCACCTTCCATGACGCGATAATTAATAAAATTTGAACAACTGATTCCATATTCAGTCAATATTTCTGCACATCCATACATCTTTTTCTTGGTGGGACTCCATATTTTAATTTTGTCACTTGCAAGTTGAAGAAAGTCTTTGTCAGCACTCATGATGGTCACGTTGCTGTCCTTGAAATATTGTTTGGCCAAATACGCAATAGTATCATCTGCTTCAATATTATCTATTGCCATAGTTGTTACTGGCAACGTATCCAAATACTTAACTGTTTTAAATAATTGAACTTTTACATTTTTTTGCTCTGTGTCAGCATCACTCAACTCATCATATGATCTGTTAAGACGAATTTTACTCTTACGACCATTTTTGTATTGTGGATAAATCTTACGACGTTTTAACGATCCACCGTTTCCGTCTGAAACTATAACAATTCTGGTTGGATTGATTAATTTTACTGCATAACCAATACTTTTTAAGCATCCAGCAATGCCACCCGTATGATTACCATTTCCATTCATTTGTGGACTTGCCATAAATGCTCTTAGGAAAGTGTTCATAAAGTCTACGATCAAAACCTCCGAGTTGAGGGTCCGATTAAGACCCTCAACTCTATCCGACGGTTTAATTTGATCAAATAAACTAAATAAACGACGCTTTTCGCTGTCGGTTATATTGCTCATTTTATTCCTCGCTTACAACAACATCTTCTCCTACATCAACCACCGCATCTTCTACGATTTGACTATTGGGATCTTTATATTTCATAATAACCTCGTCACAAATCTTCAAATAAATTTCTTCATTCAAAGCAGCATCAGTCTTTAATGTGGACACGAAATCCTTGGATTGAAACTTCCATTCTTCTCCGTTGTCCTTTTTGTACGTATAATAAGCACCACCTTGTTTAATCAAATCGTTATCTTTTAACACCTTGACCCAACTACTATAGTCAGCAATACCACTGTCAAAGTAGATGTCAAAGTTTGCTTGTCTTTGTGGCGGACCCATTCTGTTTTTTACAACAACGGCTTTACACACATTTCCAATTACTTCTTCATCTTTCTTGAGCTTGCCAGTGTTGTTTAAACGAACACGAACACTACAATGATATGCAAGTGCTTTTCCTCCCGATACAATGTATTTGTCTCCAAATGCCATAGCATTTAGATTTTGACGCAATTGATTTGTAAATATAATCAACACTTTTTGGCGTCCAATCATAGTGGTAATTTTTCTCATCGCCTTTGAGATGATGATACTCTTACCAGTCGCATAACCATCTTTACCGTGGTCACTTTCTAATTCTACTTTGGTACTAGCTGCCGCAACACTGTCTACAATAATAGTAAGAATACGGTCTTTATTGCTCTTGCGAACAATTGAAATCATCTGTTCCATCTTTTCAAAAATATCTTCAACAGTTTCACATTGAACATACAATAATTTAGATAGATTGACCCCCAAACTTTTCCAGAACTCAGGTGCTGCCGAATTTTCCGTGTCAATAACTACAGCGACTCCACCTTTTTTTTGCGTATCCGCAACAACATGTGCTGACAACAAGGACTTTCCTGTTCCTTCAAGGCCGTTAAATTCAACCATTTTTCCTACAGGCAAGCCGCCGTGAGGACGATTGCTAATAGCTAAGTCTAACATAGATGATCCGGTACTGATCCAATCGGATATTTCAGCAGGATTTTCTTGTTCGTCCAAAAAATAAGCGATTTTACCACCATCCTTATTTGCTTTGTTTAATTCATTGGCCAATAATTCAACCAATTCGTCTCTCGGAGGAGCTTCCATTTGTGTAACTTGTGATTTCTTTTTCATAAATAATAATATAAACAGTTAGGGTGGCAGTACACATCATATACTACCACCCAATATTGTACAGTTATTTTAACTGTTGAACAAATTATCAAAAGCTTTTGTCAAGTCTTCTGTATTTGCTTTTGCTGCAACCGCCGATGGCGATTTTTGTGTTTTGGTAGATGTTGATACCGGAGTACCAGAAACAATTGGGCTTGAATCGGTAGGACCAGAAGCAGTACCATCATCGTCAGTAATTCCTACTACTGTTCCGGTTTCGGCTGCATTTTCTGGGTTCAACCAAGCTTCCATTGCTGCCTTGAGTTCTTCATATGTCGGTTCTTGGAACAAATCAAGAATATTCGCTTGTTTTGTTAAGATATCTTTTTTGGATGGATCAATTGCCGGTGACGAATTTGGCTTGGGACGAATTGTGGTTTCCGGAAAATTCTTTCCAGATTCCTCCGCCGTTCTAAACTCAACGACAATATCGCGTCCATTTACAAGATCCGTAATATCACCATAATCTTCATCGGTAATAATGCCCATCAATTCTTGATACACATTCTTACCAAATCCCCAAAACTTTACACCTTGATCTTCTTCACCGCGAACCAACACAGGTACATAAGTACGCATCTTGGGTTCCATCTTTCTACCAACCTGCCAGTCTTCTTTATTTCCGGTCTTTTTCATGCGATTGCTAAATTCAACAATCGGATCAGGACGATTAAACGAATCGGGACTTAGATACGTTTTGTTATTGATTCCATAATGGAACTTCAACTCAATGAACGGATTATCAGGTTGAAACTTATAAGGAACAATACGAAGAACTTGCTTGCCGGGATTCGGCTTCCAAGTATAATTAGTTTTTTGACTTGCGTTTGAAAGACTATTCAAACGGTTTTTAATTAGAGACAGATTTAATGCCATAAGTATTTATTATTTATTTGTTAAGTGTTTTAATTATTAATTAAACGGTCCACACGAACCGTGTATATAACTAATACACGTATAACTATAACCCGTTATGGTAAAAACATCAACTAATTATATCACAAAGTTTTATCGGAATTATTCTAACCGATACCTCACCAGTTAAAATAAGGCAGTTGGAATACAGTCCCCAATCCAATTGAAACTTATTATCAAATACACCACCATTTTCTTCTGCTATTAATGTATTCATAGCATTAAGGGTATATAATGTATTGGTTTGTTTTTTTCTGTGCAATCCAATCGTGTTTGGAAATTTCGGAAATCTTGAACCATCTGGCACTTCCACATTGTAGGTTAAAAAAACATAATCAGTAGACTTTGTGTTATTGAACAAAAAGAATTTATTTCCAGCTACAATATAAAAATTTCTAAGAGTAGTCAGTAATGACTTATACTCACCGATTGTACTGAAAGTGCAAAGAAGTTGTCTTTTCATTTTCTTTTAATGATTATTACTTTGCCCAAATTTTCTACATATCTAGATTTGCCGACTATTTCTCCTTCGGAAGTATACCAAGTTCCGTGTTTGTTATAAAAATTATTTGAAACGGCTTCTTCTAGTGAATATTCAGTTGTTAAAATCTTTTGAACAACTTCAGCATCTTGTTGTTTTTCTTGTGGAGTTCTAAGATCTGGTTCTGGTTCTGGTT